GCCCCACCGAAGCGCGGTAGACTGCTTGGAGGAATTCGCCCCACGCCGCCGCCTTGACTACTCCAGCCTTGGCGCCGCGTGCCTGCCACTGGTAGCCCCAGGGCTGATCGACCACGCGGTCATGTACTCGTTCGATGCGCGGAAGCACACTCACCGGCGTAGCGGGCAACGAGCGCTCAAGCTCACGCTGCCGTTCCTCGCGCGAGATGTCCACGTCGAGCGCGGTCAGTCGCGCCACAATTGTGTCGTCGCGCTGCCTCTCGGCGTCAGTAAGCTCGCGTCCATCCGCGCCGTCGAGCAACTGACGTGCTTCCGCTACAAGTTCACTCTTCTCTTGCAGCAATCTCTGATATCTGGAAATCGTCACTTCTTGTCACTCCGATTTACTGATCTGTGGCTTTCGGAGTAACACAAAAGCGCGCTAGCCGAATGCCACGGAGAAACCCGTAACAAACGGTTCGCGCGCTACTCAACGGAGAGCGAACCACCGTGTTGTCATGTGCTTACCCGACTCTACGGAGCCGGTCTGCACACAACCGTTGTACTAACTATAACGTATGTGAGCGCATTAGTGTCTCGTTTAGTCTCGCTCTACGTCTACGTCGGTCAGTATCAGCCAATGATTTAGAAAGTCGGTTGATTGTGCCTTCCAACGTATCTATACGGTCTACCATACCGAGCTTCAGAGCGCGTTTGGCAGTCACCACGCGGCCTTCACCAAACCCACCGCGAACGTCGGAAACACCAACACCGCGGTGTCGCGCTACAGCAGAAACAAATTCCTGATAGTAGTCGTCTACCGACTCTTGAATGGCCGCCATTGCCTCTTCGGTAAGTGGTTCATACGGATTGGCTTCGGTCTTGAATTTGCCGGCAGCGATGAGTGTTGTTTTCACACCTTCTCGCTCATAGTATTGGCTAAGATCATGATGCGCTGCAAAAACGCCGATTGAACCGACTTCCCCGCTTGGAGTTACTACAACCTCATCTGCTGCCGTAGCAAGCCAGTATGCTGCACTCGCCGCCATCGAATTGGCAACCGCTACAATGGGTTTCGAACCACGAGCCTTGAACATCTCACCGGCAAGCTCTGAAATTCCGTACACACTGCCTCCAGGAGACTCTACGTCAACGACAATTGCGCTTACCTGTGGATTGTTGACCGCTTGGCGAAACTCCTGCCCGAACCGCTCCGTAGAGGTGCCGCCAGACGACTCGGCCATCAACCCCATACGTTGAGCAATAATTCCGTATAACTGCAACACCTGGATGGCACCACTACTTGGCACGGTGCGCTGCGTGGCGCTGCCGACCGCGGCTTTGATGTCATCGTCGGAAATATGACCGCTGGATGCGCGGATAGACAATACCTCCAAAAGTGTTTCTAATTTCGATGGCACTATCGCCCAAGGGGAATTTGTCACAGCCTGAATAATTCGCCGGTACATCATTGTGCCCCATACTCCTGCTTTAGCTCTTCCAACGCGGGCCACTCATTCGATACATTGATGCCATGTGTGCCTAGCGCCATACTCGCCAACCGTTCTACGCTAGCTGGTTCGAAGTCGGCTATCACGTTAATCAAACCGTTCTTAACGGCCCTAAGCTGATCGGTGCAATACCAAACCGCATCACCCCTACTGACACGCATCGCCTCGGCAACAAAATGCCAGTGTTCGTTGTAAAACTCGTCTACAGCATTACGATAGCCATCAGTATCGCTTGCGTACCGTTTGGCGATCTTGCCAATAGCCGCCGTTTCCTTCCGCACTACGCGAGCTGCGGCATCGTAGACATACCGCTCTAATACTGCCACTTGCTCCGCAGGTGGCTTTTGCCCTGGTCGCGGCCCAGGTGGGTCCGTAGGTAATGCCATCTGACGTAGTTGGTCTACCGGTACCAAGTTCACTTGGACATGATAATCCTTAGCGCCCGGCACTCCAGCAGGGTTCATGTTCTCTTTGCCGCGCACGTCATCGATCGACAACCAGCCGTTTTGCCTACCGGTCGCATAGGCTCCGTAGCGGGTTGTTGTGTCTCCGCGGAGCAACGCATCAACCAAGAATTCGGAGAAATACACATCAGAACGGACGATAATATCTTTCAGAATGGCTTGTTCCCACCTACGAAGCCAGGGCATTAGGGAATAGGTCACGAATGCCTGACTCAGCTGCTCAATGCCGGACCCCCAGGAGGTCGTTTTGCTGGTTTCCTGGATCATATGCAACGGAACATTAAACCAACGAGCGAGATCAGTAACCTGAAACTCGCGCGTCATCAAATACTGTGAGTCTTCAGGAGAAATACCTACCGTTTTCCAGGTAGTACCTTCTTCGAGTACTGCGACTTTGTGTGCATTGCTTATACCACGGTGGGCCGCCTCCCAGGAGGCAGAAAGGTTTGCGCGTCCCTCTTTCGAGAGTTTCCCCGGATGCTCTAACACACCTCCCGGTCGTGAGTCGTTGCCGAAAAACCGCGCGCCGTAACCCTCGGTTGCAAGCGCCAGCCCAATCGACTCCCGCGCGTAGGTAATCGTGCTGACGCCGCGGATACCGTCCAACGACATACCGGTAATGTGCCAAATCTCATCGTCCAGAAACGCTCGTTCGGTACCGTCTTTCTGTCGCACCAGATAGCGCAATGTGGCGTCGGCGTTCTGCTCAACACGCACGGCGTCAGGGCTGATCGGTAGCAGCTGATCAACCGGACCACGCGGTCCGGGAATGATCCTGGCATAGGCATTGCCGCGTAGCAGGAGCGCAACCATCTGCTGTGCGACAAATTGGTAGGCCGTCTGATAAACGTTCGGCTGCGTGTGCAGTAAATCGTAGACTGGGTGCTGCGTAGCGCGCTCTTTACCGCCATCCGGGCGACGGCGGTAGACGATCAGTGGGAGACTCGCAACAGACTCGCTAAGAAGACGAACACACGCCCAAACCGCACTTACTTTTAGCGCGGTATCGTGGTCAACGGCCAATCCAGTATGAGTTGGCGTACCGCTTGAAACTGGCCGATACCACCAGTCATCGAACGGACTACGAGCATTAGTCGCAGCCATTAGCCGCCGGATTAGCGCCATGCGAGCTCAACCAGTACGCCGAACGCAACAAGCAACAGACCGGTCACAATGAGTGTCCATGCGATACCGGCCAACAAGTAAAAGCCACTCAGCGCAATCAATGCACCGAAGACTATAAGGCCGTCTCCCGGTTCAACCGGCGATTTCTTCTGCACTCATCAACCTCGCTACCCAATCGTTATCACGCCGCGGGTGTCGTATACGCTAGTCTCATCGCCATGGCGGGTCATTTGGTCTATTGCCATCACGGCCGCAACGACACCATCGATTCTCTCAGTACTCTTGTCTTTCGCTGGTTTAATATTACCCGCTGCGTCTTGTTGAATAGCAACATTGGAAACCATCCAACGAAGAACTGGATTCGCACCGTGCCTCAATGATTTCTCAAATACTAGTTTTTCTAGATGCTTGGTGGGAGCAGAAAGAGAGGCGAAACCTTGCCCGGTGGGAACAATCTCAAACCCATCCCCATCCAATTGTGTCTGTAATTGTGTCGAATTCCAGCGGTCTATGGCAATCTTGTTGATATCGTACTGCTCACGTAGCTGGTTGATATCGCGGCGGATGATGTCATAATCTATAACGTTTCCTGGCGTGGTTTTGATGTAACCCTGGCGTGCCCAGAGGTCGTAAGGCACACGATCGCGGTTGCTACGCTGCATGATGTTCTCTTCGGGTACCCAAAAGTAAGGGAGAACGTCACAACCGCCTTCATCATCGGGGAAACAGAGCACTAATGCTGAAATATCCGTTGTTGTGGACAAGTCTAGGCCGGCATAGCAAAGTCTACCTTGCAATTCTTCGGGAATAACCAGGACTTTCCCGCATTCGTCCCACTTGTCCATTGGCATCCAGCGCTCATTTTGCTCTGTCCACATGTCCAAATGGAGGCGCAAGAAAGCATTTTGTGCCGAAGGCATCTCTTTTGCCTTGTCGCACTTGCGTTGGAGGTCGTCAATCTTGACTGAAACACCCAAATTCGGGTTAGCTTTGGCCCAAGTAGATTGGTCGGTCCAATCATCACCTTCATCAAGACTGGCAATATACGTAAAGACAGTATCGTCTTCGATAATACCATCTAAAATTTTGGTCGAGTAATCATGCCACTCCCAACAAACCGAATTACGGTCAAATCCGGCGGTTGTGATGGCAAAAATGAGCGGCTGCCGCCTTGCTCCCGTAGCGGTTTCGAGTACATCCCAAATGGCCCGCGTTTTGTGTGCATGCAATTCGTCTACGATGGCGCCGTGGATATTCAATCCGTCCATCGTATCGGCGTCGGCACCTAACGGCTCAAATTTGCTGTTTGTCCGTTCGATGTGCAAGTTGTCTTTGAAGACGCCGATCTTGCTGCGTAGCAGGGGGGAGGCCTTGACCATGCGGGCAGCCTCACCGTGCGACAATCTAGCTTGATCGCGCTTCGTCGCAGCGGTGAAAACCTCGCTGCCGGGTTCGCCGTCGGCACAAAACAGGTACAGTCCTACGCCGGCCGCGAGCGTCGTCTTCCCGTTTTTGCGGGGTATCTCGTGATAGGCAACGCGAAACCGGCGTTTGCCATCCTTGCGGAGCCAGCCGAAGAGCGAGCCGATGATGAATTCCTGCCATGGCTGCAGCTTAAACGCCTCGCCGCCCCACTCGCCCTTGCTGTGCTTGAGGAAACCGAAGAAATCAAGCGCGTGTTGTGCTCTCTCGATGTCAAACGTCAACCCGCGCTCGTGACCGGTTTCGAGGTCCCATAAATGCCGTTCGCATGCGAGCCGTACCAGACGACCGGCTACCGTAGCGCCGGAGACAACCGAGCGAGCGTAGTCGTCAGTAGGATTGTCACTTCTTTGGTAGTTCATCGGGAAGTTGGACAAATTGGGTTACGTGGCAGTCCTTCCCCCGCTCAACATCCTCATGCATCCAGAAGCGACCGTAACGTTTGAGAAGAACCTTCTTCGGAGCATTACCACAGTTGCAGAGATGACAATAACGAGGGTCATTCATGACCGCTACTTTTCTGGTCGCCATTCGGTGCGCTTGCCAGCGGCATCCAAAGTATAAAGCGTAGCACTGCCGGTAAGAGTTTCAAGCCGGTGGCGGTAGAGGTCCAAAGACCGCATTAAGCGCATATCGTCGGATATAACCTGAGCCCAATCGTTGGCGCGCAGTAACCACCCGCCGGCGCTGAACGGCAAATCGCGCAATTCCTCCATAGCCCTCTGTTGCACCTCGTTGGTATACCGGGCGACGTACTCGGCATCCGAAACGCGGCGGGTAACACTGTCGGTGGTCATGCCGCCGTCTCCTGTTTCTGCTGGTTACGCTGTTGTCGATAGACACGGCCCACGCATGCCCCACACAGTACCGTGCCTTGCCGCACGGCCGGCATCGTGGCGAACCGTGACATGCTGCGCTGCGCATCTTTCACCACGCGCGGCGGGTCGGCATAACAATATTCGCCGAGGGACATTGGTTGATTGCAGTGGACGCAGTGGTTAATCATTGCTACGCCTTCCTCGATACAAACTGCTCAAACTCGTCAACCGGTGCTTTCGGCGCTACCTGGATACGAGTACGCGACGCCGGCGTCAAGCCAAATTCGGTGAGGAATGACTTCATGATCGCCCGCTCTTTCTGCGAAATGCTGACTTCTGGCCGCTGCTGGAGATAGTGTGTCGGTCCAACTTCCATTGTTGATCCGTGTTCCGATATTGCCTCTTCTGCAGCTCGCCAACGTGCCCACGACTGACAGTAGGCCGCGAGGGCGGCACGGTCAACGAGCGTTAGCAGCCCAACGGCCCGCAACTCGGGAACAATCCGTTTCCACTCGCGCTTTGCCTCACTCGCAAGCCACGTAGGTCTCTGCGGAATGCCCTCTTTCGGGAGGGGTTCGTTCTCCGGCAACGGCCGGTGACCAGGATTGCCACGGAGTATTTTGAGCTGCGTAGGGGT